TTTTTTAAACTCCTGCCATAGCTCCAATGTAAGTTGGGCGTCACGCTCTGCGTAAGATCCAACGTACATAGCTGGTAGCTTGTACATCTCTGCTTTAGGATCTACACCCCAAGACTTTGCAGCTTCGTATAATGCTGATTCGTCTTTACCTTTACCAAGATAGTCTCTTGATATGCCATTTAAATCATACCTGTATCTATTCTCATCAATAAGAGATGCAGCTATCATTGTATCAACAATCATACCATTAACTTGTATGCCAAGTCTTCTTAACCAACACACATCATACATTGCGTTGTGAAATATTTTTATAGAGTCTGAACGCATTTGATCTTGAAACCAATCAAGAACCATCTTACGATCCATGTTACCACCACCTTCGTGCGCTATTGGATAGTATGCACACCAGTCATTTGTAGCCAGAGATATACCAACCACATCACCCACACCAACAACAGAACCAGATCCCATTCTTTCGTTTAGGTTTGGATCTTTTGTTTCTAAGTCAACAGCTATCTCATCGTATTTACCAAGATCAGGAAAGTCCGTTGGTGGTATCCACTCTGTCTGTGGTTTAAATGTCGTTTTCATGTTTACATTCTCCTGCTATTGCCATGTAAGCTGCTGCATCAACATATGTATCAGATGTAGGTTGACCAAATTTAGTTCTTGCTACTTTTAACAAAGCCATCATGATAGCAGCGTCGTGTGCTGTAATCTCTTTGTCTAAGTATGCTGTCCATAACTTTGCTATGTTTGCATGATTCACTATTTTATCGCCATAGGTTTTTGCTCTAGGTCCAGCAATTAATTCTTTTGCTAATTGTAACGCTTCTTCTGTTTTCATATTTTATATCCTTTGTATATATCTTTTGGTCTGATAACATGTAAATGATTTTTAGCTCTAGTCGCGCCGACATAGAATAATCTATTTTCGTCATCAGGATTTTGTTCGTAGTTTCTTTGTGTGTTTCGAGATAGGTCAGTCAAGAGAACCACGTTATCTTGTTCACCACCTTTTACTCCGTGTATTGTAGACAGAGTAATTCTTGGAGTAGAATTTAACTTCTCACCATTTTCCCTCATTCTTCTGATGTATCTAACTTTCTTCTGTGGTGCATTATCAAAAGCATTATACCATACATCATTTGTTTTCAACCACATTCTCTCTCGTAAAGATTGCATGGTGTGTCTTGCGTCCTTATCCATGTATTTCAAACAATTTTTTTCAAAATGTTTTTCTGACATGTAAGATGCTATTCTACTAATTTGTTCGTAACTTATATCCACACCCTTACGTAAATTTTCCCAATCATTTACAGCAGTGTACAAATCTTGTTCTCTGTTTGTTTTAAACTTGTTCTGGTAATACAATCCTTGTGAGTATAATGTATCTTCTAAATCATTTAACATAAATTTAGTTCTAGCTAGCACTAGCCAATTACCTTGTTTCATGTTAACTTGTTCAAAGTCATCGTAATATGAAAGTAATCCTCTTTGTGTTTTTGGTCTCCACTCTTTTGGTAGTCGGTTTTGTATCTTATTTACTATGCGTGATGCCACATCATGAACTACCTGCGGTATTCGGTATGACTGTGTCAACTGCATTATCTTTCCTGTCTGTGATATAAAACTATCTACATCTGCACCAGCCCATCTAAATATAGCTTGATCATCATCACCTGCTATGAACGTATCTTGTGTCTTATCCCAAATAGATTTTGCCATACCCCATTGTGTTTGTGATAGATCTTGTGCTTCATCTATAAACACAACATCAAATCGTGGTGATCTATCTGCTTTAATAAATTCTGTAATCATGTCTGTAAAATCAATTAAGTTATAATCTTTCTTGTATTGATCTAAATCATGTACAAACTGTTTAAGTTGGTGAACTGTTATATCTTGTGTATGTTCTTTTAAATTGTATTGTTGTTCTGGTGTGATACCTCGTAGTTTAGCTATCTGTACTATGCGTAGTAAATCACTTTTAGTTGTAAATAGTCCTGAGTGTTCATTATCATACTCATGATAATCTACTATTAGCCCCATCTTTTTACCTAGATCTTCATAGTGTCTACGTTGCATAACTTCATCTTTCTTTATACCTAGTCTTCTAAACGCTAGTGAGTGTAGTGTTCTAAAATATGGTAGGTCGTCTTCTGATAGATTAAACTTAGACATGGCCCTATCTCTTGCTTCGTAGGCAGCTTTCTGTGTAAAAGAAAAATAACCAATCTTATCAGGATCAGTTTGTTTTAAATACTTATCTACTTCGTTTAGTAGTGTGGTTGTTTTACCCGTGCCTGGTGGTCCTAATACGATTGTTTTCAAAATAAACCTTTCGTTTTTGCTTGTTCTAAAACTAATTCATCATCCATTTTTTCTCTATCCTTACAATTTTCTTTTTGAGTTATTAATTCTAAATTATATAACCTATAGTCCCATTTCTTTTTATTCTTGTGATGAAATATCCATTTTCTATTTATACCTTTGTCTTTCCAAGAAAGACCTTGAGGTAATTTTAAAAAAGCTCTTCCCACTATCTTGTGAAATACTAAATTTACGCTTTTTTCACCAGCTTTTAAAGTAATTATTGGATAGTCAAACGCTTGTCTACATATTGGTTTTTTTATACTTTTTCTGTCGCCAAATGTTGAAACAATAAAAGGGAACTTATCTCCAGATAAACTTTTTATCTTATGGCCAAAAGGGTGTGTTTCTCCTGAGGGATATATAATATATTTATTTTTTTCAAAAGAAAGATCAGGTCTTTCAGGTGTACCAAAATAAATTTCAGACAAATCAACACCTTTATTTTTTTCAATTATTACACCAGCTTTTGTTAGTGCCTGTGTTTCAAACAAGTTCATCTGTTCCATTTTAAAAGGCATCCTCCTTTTTAAATACTCTATCTCGCACTTTCATGTCTTCTTTTTCAAACTCTTTTAATTTTATAATAGATAATTTCTTTTTACCTACCGTCATTCTTACTACTTCACAACCACAATGTTCTGTGAGTAAAAAATTTGTCACGTCATACTTTTCTGACCATTTATGTCTGTGTAAAAATTTGTGATAAAATTCACCAAAGATAAAGTGATGATAACCACCTTTGTTCCATACGTTACCAGACTCCATGTCTTCTTTCGTTGCACCCTCTGCGGTTCTACTTGTGCAATAGTTTTCAAGATGTTGTGATAGCTGATCTTTTTTAGACGCACCCTCTGGTGCCTCTACAAGTTCTGGATTAGCCATCAAAGATGTAACCATGATGTCATAGTCTTTTGGTTTTAATTTTGGTGGATACTTGTGTATTTGATTCATGCATGCTCGTATAAATAATCTTTGCTCTTGTAGTTCTTCTGCTTTTATTTCTACTCTTTCACCATCTACATTAAGTCTGTACAGTGGTGGGTCCAGTTTTACAATCTGTAAGTCTGATAGTTGTGGAAACAATAACTGTGTGCCAATACCAAACTTTCTTGTCTTACATAATTGTTTATCACAATGATTACACATTGGTTCTTCGTTACACTTAAAACCATAATCTTTATTATCTTTCTTTTTTCTTTCTATAATATCATCTGTAAGTGGTGTGGAAAAATATTTGTGATTAAATGCACTAAGTTTATTACGCCACTCTTCTGGCCATTTCTTTTTTGCATACACAGTGTATTGAAACAATACCCTGTCTCTACCATCTGTAAGTTTATCTCTTGTTAAAGATTCAAGACAAGGTGGTCCATCATCAAACTCTGACGGTTCTCTTTCTATTTTTAAATCTTGTAATTCTTTTGGTGTGAGTGCACTAACTTCTACACTTTGTAAAAAAGCATCTATTGTAACTGCTTTGCCTTGAGAATCAAAGCAATATCTCGTTGTATTTTTACAATTAAAGTATGGTAAATTTAAAAAATTTCCTGTATCATCTTGCGATTTTAATTCAATCTGTTTTGGAAATACCTCAGCATTACCAAACCCAAGTATAGCACTCAACGACATTAATTTATCTCGCATTAGTTTTGCAGGGACAAAATCTGTTGTGAACAAAAATATGTGGGCACCGCCGCTTTTAGATCTGCAAACAGATAGAGGCACACCCATTGGTAATTTATTTAAAAGTTTTTCGTGATCAAGATTGTATTTATCTACATCTATACAACCCCACTTACATTTATTGTCCTCGTTGATTGGTATGATACCAAGACTAGGCTCAATACCGTTTAAATGATTTTGCCAAAGTTCGTCTGTTACTGGTTCTCGTTTTACAAACGATTTACCTTTGACTTTAAGTCCATCGGCACC